ACTATTGATTTAAGACCTTTTCAAAAAGAGATCTTAAATGGATTGTTTGAACTGGACGAAAAAGGGTTGTGGAAGCACAGGCACGGTTTAGTGATACTTCCCCGCAAATCGGGTAAAACTATGCTTATGGCGGCGGCGGCTACTTGGGCGTTGTACGCTTCCGGTGAACCCGGTTGCGAAGTTTACGTAGTGGCAGGATCTAAAGATCAGGCGCGTATCTGTTATCAGAACATACGCGACGTTGTGGAAGCAGACCCTGAGCTTTCAGCTATTTCGGAGGTTTTCAAGGATGCGATAAGCGTTCCCGGTACTGGCGCGGTTTGCCGTGTCCTGTCCTCTGACGGCTCTTTAGCTCACGGTCTTTCGCCTGTGGTTAGCATTGTGGACGAAACGTGGTGCCATCCGAATAGCGAGCTTTACGAAGCTTTACTGTCAGGATCAGGCGCTAGACGATCTTCGCTTCTATGTCACATAACAACCGCCGGAGTAGGGGAAGGCACCCCGTTATCAAAACTGGTGGAATATGACAAAAGGGTAACATCCGGTGAAGTGGACGACCCGACATGGTGGTGCTACTGGAAACCACCGGACGAGACAAGCGACTACACAGACCCGAAAGTATGGGCGAAAGCACACCCGGCGTTCGGTGATTGGGTTTCCGAAGAATACTTGGAATCGCAGATAAAACAGCTTCCAGCCCCCGAATTTAAGCGTTTACATTTGGCGCAATGGATAGTCGAACGCGACGTATGGCTAACAGAATCACAAATGGGATTAATTGGTGAAACCGACCCGATAACGGCAGAAGATCTGCCGGTACTCGCGGTGGACGGTTCATGGAACAGCGACGCTTCCGCTGTGGTCGCGGCTACAGCAGACGGACGAATAGAACTTTTACACTTACAGGAAAAACCCCCTGACGGGCCGGAAAGCTACAGGGTTAACATTCCTGATTTGTTGCGCGCTGTGGTAGAAGAAACAGAACGATTATCGCCTAGGGCTGTAATGTATGACCGTTATTTGTTAGGCGCGTACATGCTACAGCTAGGCGAAGAAGGCTTGCCGGTTGTGGAATTTCCGCAAACCGCGCGCCGGATGGTACCAGCGACTAAAAGATTCACAGACAACATTTTGGATGAAAACCTTACAATAGTTGAAAACGAACTGGCACCAGCTTTGAAACGACATATACAAAATTGTCGGCTTAAAATAGATCGACTAGGCGCAAGAATAGTCAAATCACATACTGCGTCCGCTAAAAAAATCGATGCCGCTGTTTGCGCTGTAATGGCGTTAGATTCGGCAAACGAACTACCAATACCAGACCCCGAACCAACACCGAGGATATATTAAATGGGCATTTTTTCACGCTTCCAGAAAACCGAAACCCGCGACCCGGACGCTTTCCCGCCGTGGTCACCCCCTATCTGGAATCAGAACCTTACAGGCGTGATGGTCGACAATTCCACTTCTTTAGGGCTTGTGACTTTCTTTCGTTGCGTTGAGCTTATTTCGTCAACAATCGGGAGTCTTTCCCTTCACGTTTACCGAAACGGGGAACGTGTAGACCCAACACCGCGAATCGTTATCAGACCGAACCCATCTGAAACACGTTTAGACACTTATTCTGCGCTTATCGCTTCAGCTTTGATGCGCGGCAACGGCTACGCCGTACTGGGCGACTACGACAGGTTCGGCAACCCACAGCAAATGGTCGTCGTTAACCCTGACGCTGTATCCGTAAAACTTAATAAAGACACCGGTTTCGTTTCATACAAAATCGGTGACACTACTTACACCCCGCAAGAGATTTTCCACTTGCGGGGCTTTATGCTTCCCGGTCATATAATCGGTTCAGGTGTCCTAGATTTGCAAAAACACGCTTTGGGGTTGGCTATAGCTGAACACGAATACACCGAACGTGTGTTCTCCGAGGGTTCGATACCATCCGGGGTGATATCCACAGACGCGGACATGACACCGGAAACAGCGCAAGAACTGAAACAGGGTTGGGTTAATTCTCATGGGGGGCGTAACAGAACCCCTGCGGTGTTAGCTGGCGGTCTTAAATACACGCCTGTTCAATTATCGAATAGTGATCTTGAACTGTTAGAAGCTCGTAAATGGTCAGCTACACAGGTGGCGGCTATGTTCGGCGTTCCACCGCATTTGGCGGGCGCACCATCTAACGACAGTTTGACGTACAACACGGTTACCGAGGACACACGGTCTTTCGTTCGTTTCGGGTTACGTCCTTGGATCGTCCGCTTACAGCAATCAATTTCAGACGTTCTGCCCCGTGGACAATCAGCGAGCATAAGCCTAGGCGACTATTTACAACCTGACCTTTTGACACGTATGCAAGCCGCGGAGATAGCCATAAACGCAGGAATTAAAACACCGGAGGAAGTCCGAGCCGAGGAGGGGCTGACATGAGCAACAACATCATAGAAAGAACGCTTTCAACTGACACGCTGGAGATACGCGAAACGCAGGAAGGCCGGAGGGTTTGCGGTATAGCCGCCCCGTTCGGTTCGTCATACGACGCAGGCGAATTCGTTGAATCTTTCCTACCGGGTTCGTTTACTAAAACGATCAGCGAACGAGGCGAGAAAGTCCCACTATTAGAAGCGCACAGGCGCGACGCGATGCCGTTAGGGCGCGCAACGCGAATGGAGGAAACCAGCGACGGTTTATACGCAGAGTTTCTAATATCGAAAACGTCACGCGGCGAAGAAGCCCTACAGTTGACACGCGACGGGGTTATGCACAGCTTCAGCGTGGGTTTCGTACCAGTACGCGACAGGAGAAGCGAAACAGGCGACGGGCGACCAATGATCCAACGACAGGAAGTCAAATTGCATCATGTGGGTTTAATCTCAGAAGTCCCAGCATACGAAAACGCGAAAGTTTTAGCTGTCCGAGATTTCGACCCGGACGACGAAGAAACCGCCCCGCGGTTAGCTGTGTGGCGGGCGAAACTTTTAATACCAACAACATAAACATTTAATCTGCTATATTGAAAACACCGCGCCGATTCGCGCCGTCAGTCGTGCTGACACCCGAAATATTCACCCGGTGAAAACATAAGCACAAACGAAAGGCAATTATGAAACTGCTCGATCAGCTTGTTTCAGAACGCGCGGACGTTGCGGAAACCATGACTGGTATTCTCGACACCGCCGCTGAAGAAACACGCGACCTTACAGAAAGTGAAGAAACGAACATTTCGGAACTTCACGGACAAGCTGAAAAGCTTGATACACGAATAACAGAACTACGCGACATTCAAGTAGCTAACTTGGAAGCCGCTAAACTACGCGCCGAGGTAACACACGGCGATGATGACGACGACGACGACGCAGGCGACGAAAACGCTTTACGTGTCCGCGTTAAAGAAGAAGCGTTAACATACGCTCAGGAAGCCCCAACATCGTTTTTCCGTGACGTTTACAACTCACAGATGAATCACGACCCGCAGGCACAGGCTAGAATTTCCCGCCACAGCGAAGAAATGAAAGTCGAATACAGGGATGGTTCAACCAGCAACTATGCCGGTTTGGTAGTTCCACAGTATTTGACAGAACTAGCCGCGGAGCTTGCACGTGCTGGAAGGCCATTCGCTAACCTTTGCACCTCGCTTCCACTTCCTAATGATGGAATGACTATCAACATTTCACGCGTTACTACTGGAGCGTCTTCAGCTGTGCAAGCCGCAGAAAACGACGCTGTTTCCGAAACCGACATTGACGATACTTTGCTAACAGTTGACGTTCGCACAATCGCAGGACAGCAGGACATCTCCCGCCAAGCCCTAGATCGTGGAACCGGAATCGACAGCCTTATCATGGCTGACCTTTCAGGAGCTATAGCAACCACTTTGGATGATGGAATCTTGTACGGTGACGGCACCTCCGGTGCTTTGCTCGGCTTGAACAACATCACCGGCAAAAACGATGTTGTTTACACCGACGGAAGCCCAACAGTCGCAGAGTTTTATCCTAAACTTCTCGATGCCATTCAGCAGATCAATTCCAACCGGTTCGCTGGCCCGGATTTGATTATTATGCACCCACGACGTGCCGCTTGGATAGCCGCAGGCGTTGACGGTAATTCCCGTCCGTTGCTTCTACCTGACGTTAACGTTCCACAAAACGCAATGGGTACAGGCCCGGTAGCCGGATACGGTTTCACGGGACTTCAAATTGCAGGAATCCCAGTCGTACAAGATGCGAACATTAAGACAAACACCGGAGCTGGATCGAACCAAGATTCAGTATTCGTTGTACGCCGTGCCGATATGCTTTTGTTTGAATCAGCAGGCGCACCGATGATGGTTCGCATGGATCAGACACTAGGCGGCAACTTGACCGTCAAGATGGTGGCTTGGCAGTACGCTTGCTTTATAGGCGGGCGCTATCCAGCCGCGATCAGTCAGATCATGGGTACCGGTCTTGTAACTCCGACTTTTTAATCGGAATTAACTAATCCCGTTTGACCCCAACGGGCAGGTTTGCCACCGGGTACCCCGTCCGGTATCCGGTGGTAATCCCGAACAGAATGGAGAAAACATTGTCAACACTATGGGAAAAACAGGCTTCAGCTCGGATACATAAACCCGAAGAAGAAGCCCCTAAAACAACCCCTAAACCAGCCGCTAAGAAACCAGCGGCTAAGAAAGCCACGAAGAAGTAATGGGCTACGTCGCTCTATCTGAACTCAAATCCGCTTTAGGCATCTCAGGCGGTACCGAAGATGATTTCCTTAATTTGGCGATCAATTCGGCTACCACGTCTATAGATGACCTGTGCGGAAGGGTTTTCACAACCGATACGTCGGCAACGGCGCGGATATACAGGGCGCAACCCTATTACACGGTGGTGGACGACATTCACACGACAACGGATTTGGTTATTAAAACTGACACCAGCGGCGATGGAACGTTCGACACCACTTGGGCTTCGACGGATTACCAGATGGAACCGTTAAACAACGTTGCTAAAGGTTTCCCGTTGCGTAACATCAGAGCTGTAGGCG